GACAGGCCCTGCAGCGGGAACTCAACCTGGGACAATGAAAAAGGGGGGCATGATGCGCCCCTTTTCATTTGAATCGCCTATTAAGACCGTGCTTTTTTACAGGCCTCTTGGCTAGCGTAGATGTAAATCTGGCGCGGCTTACTGATCATCATGTCTTTACTTGCGTTATGTGCTTTACACATTGGAGCTATATAGACGAGATCCCCAGCAGGTTTACACTCTACTGCCTTCACATGAGCCCCCACTTCTGCCTTATTGCGGCAATCCAGAACACAACATTCAGTCGCACTCTTTCCTGAATGGTATTCCCAATGATCTTTCCAGGGGCCACAGTGCTCACACTCATCATGGAGATGTGCACGACCGGTCTCATTCTGAATGTACAGATCTCCTTGTTCGGCTGGGGCTGCAGTAATGCTCTTAATCGATGACATTGTTAGATTCCCTCCTATCATTTCTCAAATTGGAACTCGAGAAGATATCCCATACTGTGCAGATTCGTAAGAGCCTCCCCCCCGTTCTTTCATACGAAGCATATTTTGGCTCTCGGATCATCAAGTGCTGCCGCGCTTCGCTTACCGGCCAACAAAAGAGGGTGACAGACTTCGCTAGTCACCAATCTTTCGCTGGCTCAGTCCGAGTAGTAATACGGGGGGATTCTTCCACCTTTGCCAGACCCAGAACACGGCACATTGAAAACCTATCCCGAAGGGCTGCTATCTCTTTCTTAGGCGCTAGCATAGGTTGGCGACAATCGCCTTTGCATCCGTTCTGCAAGCTAGGCAATATCCGTATGGAGCATGGTGCTCGTTTGGGAGAATCGGTTATGTCGGAAGTGTTCAAGATTGGTGATGAAGTGTCTTATCGGAATAGAAATGGTGTTTCGGTTCCAGCGATGCGAATTGAGTTTATTGATGGCGATGCCGTCACATGTAGCTACCTAGAGCGTAGGCCTAAAGATCAAGCTGGTCAGCAGAGCCTTGCTATGATGGCTGGCTTTTCACCGTATTCAATCAAGACCATTGTGTTGAATGCTGCCTCGCTTGAAAAGGTGGGCTGATAATGATGCCGATAAATCTACTTATCGGCTTCAAGGAGTCCAGGGGCCTCGGGCCCCTTTGTCATACCCCTAAGCCTGACTGCGTATTTGTTTCTCGTTCTTGTTCAGTTATGCCAGTAAGCAATCAGCAACAAATGCCACAATATCGCCACCACCTGGCGTCATAGTATCGGCTTTGGCCATCAGGTGCGTGAGCAGCGCCTCTCGATGCTCTGGACGAACGTCGGCCAAGCGTATCCTGGTCCTCGTAGCAATGAGGTGGTGCACATCTGGTTTGTGTGCAGAAAAGTTCTGTCCATCAGCTGGTAGCCCGAAGAACTCGGCATTACTGAGCGCTTCCTGGCGGCGCTCGACTGGTGGCAGTGGCCAGGTCTGCAGATCGACGGCATCGTGCAGGCGGTTAAGCTGCTCGCTGGCTTTTTCCGCGTCCCTATCCCCCAGGGCTTCCAGCAATGCCAGGGCATCATCGGCGCCGACTGCCGTCATGCTGGCCAGCCAAGCTGCTGGATCCCCGGACTCGGCCAGCAAGCCCCGTACATCCTTGAGCTCCGCCTGGCGTTTTACCTCCCGGCGTCTGGCTTCGGCTTCAATTCGATACTGTGATGACTCGTTTGGTGATTCGAACGGGTGCCGTTCGGTCACTTTCAACTCACCATCACGGATGCAAACTGACCGGTCCCCCGCTCTGACAATCAAGCCGCGCCGGACCATGGACACTTCGTCATCACTTAGCCCCAAATGGAATATATTTCTGGCACTCAGCGGATCCTCTTTAGATCCTCCGAGATCGCAGCGTACAGTTGTTGCCAGAGCTCCAAGGGGGAAACCCCCTTCGCTTCGCTCGGTACCCACTAACTCGCTGCGCTCGCCCACAGACCAAAACCCGCTGCCTTGGGCCTCAGTGGCGCTCTGTGACCCACACTTGCGCAGCACCCATTCCCCCACGCGGGTTTGCTGGATGAGGCCGTCAGCAGCCCGCACACCCACAAGCTTGGTTTGCGGTTCGCCGTATTGGTTGGGTTCGGCAAAAGCGGTGCGGTGGATACTCAAGGGGCGTTCATCGCGCCGGCAGCAGGGGCCGCCCATGGCTTGGGTGAAGTTTTTCCAGTCCACCGCGTCGGCATAGCGCCGGCACTCTTCCATGATGGGGCTGGCCAGCGGGGCCACGATGATTCCCTTGGCCTCTTGCAAGCGGCCAGGCAGCCGGCGCAGCTCCCGCCATATTCCGACCGGCGGCCCTTTCAAGGGTTGGAACTGGCGCAGGCCCCAGAGCGAGGCCCATGCCCGCACCCGACGGGCGCCTTCGGTAGCCGCGGTCTCGGCTTCCAGATCGCCTTCGTCACCGACCCGGTACCCGTCGATGTTCTTGGCGATGTATTTGACGATGTAGCCCACGGCGCCGCCCTTCTCCTTGTCCATTACCTTCCAGTCAAAGCGGGGCGTGATGTCGCTATAGGGCTTTTTGCTGTCCGGGTGGCGTTTGCGTTCCAGGTCGCCTTTGTCATGGCTCAGGGCGTAGCGTTGCAAGATGCCGATCAGTCGGTGCTGGTGCTCGGGTTTGACCCAGATCAGCAGGTGCCAATGGGGTGTGCCGTCGTGGTGGGGTTCGACCACCCGAAAGCCGAAATAGTCGATAGGGTCGGCCACTAAGAACTCCCCTCGTTTGGCCAAGTTGCGATCGAGGGCAGAGCGGCAGCGCTTCCACAGCTCGCTGATGTAGTGTTGTGAGTCGCGAGGGGATGAGCCGTCGTGCTTGGGGTTCTCTTCTGTGCTATCTGGCCCGCCGGCTTGGGAGGCTCTGACCGTCTTCCAGGGATGGAAGCGGCTCGGCGCGGTCCAGGTGAAGAACAGGCCCACATAGCCCATTTCATCAGCCACATCAGAGAAGCCGCGCGCCCGAACAATCAGCTCATGGCGGCGGTTCTCCGGGTTAGCGATGGAGGCTTTTACCGCATCCTCCAGGCTGATGATGATGTCGTCCTGGGCGTTATAAGCTTCCATGTCCTTGAGCCAGGCGGCGGCCATACGCTGGCGCTCGATAAAGGCCTGCAGGCTCTGGCTGGACACGTAGGCGGATACCCCCTTACGCACCTTGCCGAGCAGGATGGCGCAATGTTCGTTGTACTGATCCCAGATTTTGCGCATGCGCCTGGCCCACCACTTGGGGTCGAGCCAGCGGATCAGATGGTGTGCGATAAAGTCGTCGCGGCTTGCGGCCGTTCTGAACCTGGGCAGGCGGGGCAGCATGCCCCAAGCGGTCAGCGGTTGGCTGCACGCCTTCCACAAACGGATCGCCGGCACCTGCTCAGCGCCGAAATCGGTGATGGCATTAAACAGCCGGGTGACTCGTTCGGCGTAGTTGACGGCCAGGCGCTCGCGGCTCTCTTTGGTGCGCAGCGCGTCGAGTGGTTCGGGGATCACGTTCTGCACCTGGCGCAAGGTCGTGATGCGGCTTGATAGCCAGCGGTTGGCGTCGTAGCAGATCGCCACGCCTTTGAGGACGTCCGGGGCGCGACGGGCGCAGTAACCCACGAACAACTCGGCGATCAGCTCGCCGGGCAGTTGCACCCCAGGCCCGCCGTTCTCACGCGGGATCGGCCGCTCCAGCAGGTCAAGCGCCCAGTCCAGGGCATAGGCGCCAGGGATGCCGACAAAATAGCTCTTGATGGCCTCGACCCGGGTATTGATATCGCCGCCGGCGAGCTCCCTGCGCCGAGCGGCAGGGAGGCGGGATGCGTCGAGTGGACAGAGTGAAACACGACGACAAGCCATGATGCGACGCGCCATGGCTTTGGTGGATGCGGCCAATTTCCAGGCAGCAGGCTGCCTGGGGGATATGGGTTTAGCGTCGAACAGATCGGGGTGGAGCGACATTAGAACGGCAGGGGCTCGTCACCGGGCAGAGCTGTGAGCAGGCGCTCTAGATAGGAATAACCAGGATCGTGCTGTGAGGCGACCATCATTACTTGGCGCCTCCTGACAGTGCTTGAAGCTCAAGGCGACAGCTCGCCAGTGCTCTGGCTGCCATACCTCTCATCTTGCGGGCTGCTGCACACTGGCGAAGGGTGAGGGATATGCTGATCCGTGGACGTGGAGAGAGTGAGCGCATGGTCAACAGGTCACGCTGATAGCGGCGTAAGCGAGCGGTATCGCCGAGCATGATTGTTCGCCAACTACCCATGGTTTCTTCCTGGGCGATTCTCAAGCGAGAGCTCATTGGATCACCTCACCCTGACCATGCAGTGGAGCACATTCTTTCCACCAGTCGCCGATCTCCCGGGCCAGTGCGGTATCTCCTTGGCCCAGAGCCAGCCAATAGACCGAGCGCACAGCGCCAAGCGCCAGCAGTTCCTGGGAGATGTTTCGATCTCCTCTGGCTTCACCACCTGCAGTGATAAATTCGGCGCGGGCTGCTAGCCAGTGGCTGGCCAGCTTGCTGTGCGGATGGAGCTCGCTCTCGCCGATGAACTCCTCATCGACATAATCTTCATCCATGAGTGCAGCTGGACTGCAGGTAGCGACCAGCTGGATCTGGATGTACTGTTGGTCGGAGTACACTCCACCCAAACAGATCCGGTTATCTTCGGCATGGGTTGCAAACATATCGGCCAATAGCCCCTCGATAAGCTTGGGGGCCTGGCGGGCGATCTTGATAGCGTCGCTCATATCATCCTCAGCGCTTTTTTACTGTCAGTTTGTTGTACCGCTCGTGGGTCATCAGCTGATAACCGCTGGCCCCACAGGGGCGAAACAGGCGGTATCGGTAGCCCACGGCAATGACATCCCCACACCCGGATTGCAGCCGGCGAGGGCGTTTACAGGTGAGCATCAATGCCGCTTTTGCCTGTATCTGGGCCGGTATCCGGCCAATGCTCTTGAATCCTTCCATGTGCATTGCTCCAGGGGCTGCCGAAGCAGCCCCTTGTTGGATTAGTTGGGATGGGCTGGGCGCACTTGCTGGGGAATGATCAGAGAGCCTTTCATCAGCCATACGGCGTAATCAGACAGGCCGGGGGTATTGATGATGCGCAGCAGCAGGCCGCCGCCAATCTCGCGATAGCCCAGCTCGTAGTTCTTGAGGGTGGTGGGCGGGATATCCAGCTGTGCCGCGAATTTGGGACGACTCAGTCCCAGAAATTCGCGCAGTTGGCGCAGACGTTGACGGGTACTGTCATTGAGGGCCGTCATGGACGGCATTTCAGAGTTGTGCAGGGTCATGGTTAGGCTCCTTGATGGGCATTAAGGCGATTGATGTGACCAAACAGAGAAGCCCAGACCAGGGCATTAGCGCGCTGGCTCAGGATCGTCAGGTCGTTTTCCGAGTAGCGGGCGGCATATGGCCCTGTGATACGGCTGTTCTGGATCTTGCGGTTGCGCAGCGCGCAGGGGATTGCTAGAGTTGCCATGTCGACTTCCCTTCCTAGAGTGGTTGATAGAGAGCCCCGTTAGGTGTTTGCCGCACCAGTGACCGGGGTTTTTTCTTGCCCGCAATTTGCGGTTTGTGGGTTGTTGACCAGTGTCATCAACAAGCCCTTGCTCTTCGCTAGCCGGTCGGCTGGTCCTGTTACCTCCGGTTTTTCTTCTGGTGGAGCTATCAAACCGGAGCGCCATTCTTCGAGACTGACCGCACCGTGAAACAGGTGTTGGTACCCAAGGCGACGCATGGCCAGACAAAGGGCCTCGCGGTCGCGTTCCCCGAGTGGGAATTCAGGTCTTGCCAGCGAACTGGGTAACTCGGCTTCATTGCAGATGGCTCGACGTTGCGGCTGATTGAGCTCACCCCAATATTTCGCAACCCTGCAATTGGCGTGGTAAATCGCCTGACGCATTTCTGCCAGTGCTCTCTCGGCTGCGCTCGCTTGTAATGTGTTCATCGTTTCCTCTCCTCTCCTCTCCTCACATCGCCAGCGCAGCGAGTGGTGACACCACCTGAAAGCGTTGTTCGACGTCATTGATCAGCAGCGCAACCGACCCCATCGCTGCGGCGGCAATGCTCATGAAAGATTGGTGCTCGTTGCTGGTGATGCGGCCGCGTTCCGTGAGCTCCAGGGTGCGCTGGCCGATGCTCGCTATCTGGGAATTCAGGTTGATCACCTGATGGGTCAGGGATGGCGCCCGCTCTGCATCGGGAATGGCGACTGCAGTCAGGCCACACTCAAACAGCAGGGCATCGAGCAGCGTTTCGTCTTTGGTCACCTGGTAGAGAGCGATCAAGTCGTCACCCGACAGCTTGTGTTTCTGCTGCTGATTGAACTTGTTGCGCAGTACATGAGCCGACATACCCATGCTGGCGGCCAACTTTTCTACGTTGCGATCCTTCACGAAACCCGCGCAGGCACTGCGGTAGTGGGGGTGTAGGTTTCTGGTGTTATTCGACACTCTGATTTCCCTCCAAATGTCGTTAGGGTTAACTCGCAAGTTTGAACTGGGGGGCCAACAGGGAGCCCGCCATCTGCTTGGCGATAAACACATGCACCTTGACCATCACCAGCTCGTTGCCTCTGGTCTTTTCCATTACATCGAGGCGGCCGGTTTTGACCCAGTGGCGAGCGGTATCGACAGACACGCCCACCCACTCGGCAAACTTGGCGATAGGCATCAGCGGCGGAGTGTCAGGGGAGATCACGAGATTGATCGCGCTAACGGTCGCCGGTGGAGCATGCGAAACGGTTGGGTTGATATGACGTGGTGGCATAGGAGCAACCCTTACTGCGCAGGGCGAGATTGAGTGGGGTCAGCTTTCAGCTGACCACCGGTCATCAATTCGAGCTGATAGGCGCGACCTTGGGGGATTGTCTCGCCCCACTGAGAGACTGATTGAGGCTTGATACCTAGGGCTGCTGCCAATTGAACAACGCTGCCGTAATGCTGAACTGCGTCATGTTTTTTCATTTTCTTACTCTCCCGTAAGGACTCACATGCCTAATGGAAGTAAATGTAAGATCGCCTGTTGGCAAAAGCAACAAAAACTTACCAAAAAAGAAAGTAAAAACTACGGAGTTGTTTTGTAAGATAACTTACATGAACATACATGCGCGCATAAAATCACAACGATTAGTTCACGGCTTGACCCAAGAATCCTTGGCCAAAAAGCTGGGGATTAACCGTGTCTCTATCAGCCAGTGGGAGCGAGGAGATACCTCGCCGAAAGGTAACAATCTAGTCAGGCTTGCTGAGATTCTCGGTGTTAAGCCGGAATGGCTGCTTTTTGGAGAAGATGCAGTAAGCAGCGCTGGGACAAACATGGCTGGTTATCACAATGTCGAACCAGCTGTGATCCCTCAAGGGAGCCGGGTGCCGATTCTGAGCTATGTTCAGGCCGGTCATTGGCGCGGGATGTGTGAACAGGCAACTGGCTTTGATGGCAATGTGGAGTATGTGTCCGCTAGCGTCGATATTGGCCCTTGTGGGTTTGGCCTCTGGTTACGCGGTAACTCCATGACTCCGTTCTTTAACGAAGGGGACTTGGTGATCGTTGACCCTGATGAACAGCCGCGCCCCGGTGATTATGTGGTGGCCAAGAACGGCGGCGAAGAGGCTACGTTCAAGAAGTATCGGCCGCGTGGCATCGATGAGAACGGACAAGAAGTGTTTGAGCTGGTACCGCTCAACGATGATTACCCCACCATGCATTCCGATCGGCAGCATATCGAGATCATCGGAGTGATGGTTGAGCATCGAATTTTCAGGAAAAGATAAGGGCTTTGATGCTCCCCTTGCTTTGAGGTGAAACACATGAAAGATTTACCAAAAGTTGGGTTGTATCTCTCTACGAAGAAAATTTTAGGGATGAGGCTGGCTGTTGAAGATGTGTTTGGCCGAGAAGATGATGAAGATGAGCTTAGCTTAGCTATTACCCCGACCAGCAGCGAGCTTAACAATGTGATGGTGAACACGGAGTGTTAGAATGCGGTGGTAAGGCGCATAAGTGCTCTTTTGTGCAAGCTCCTAGTCAACGGCTAGGTGTTTGTCAGTCGTTAAATATGAAAAAGGTGACTTAAGCGTGGCCAGAATAAAAAAGGTTTCAGTTAAGCATTTCAAATCTGTCTGGAATAATGAGATGGATTTAGGGCAACTAAACGTTTTTATCGGTACGAATGGCGCGGGGAAGAGCAACATACTGGAAGCTATAGCGGTTGCATCTGCTTCAGTGGATGGGGGGATTGATTATCCACGCCTCTATCAGAGAGGCTCGCGTCTATCAGCCCCTGATATATTTAGAAGTTCATTTAAGCACAAAGAAAGAAAACCAGCCTTTTCTATTTCAGTTGAAATGGAAACATACTCATATCAGACAAGCATTAATTCTAGTTCACAATTTTCATACTTGGCCGAAAAAATTACAGACCAATTTGGAAAGAAAATTGCCGGGCGAGGAAATAATGGTGTCGATGTAAGAGGTATGACACTAAATGTGTCTAAAGACAAAAGCATTGTTCCATATTTAATTGCACTAACAGATACTGACAGATATAGAGATTTGGCGGATTTAGCTGGATTTGCAATTTACTCACCATCAACACCTATTCTCAGAGGTACATCAGAGGATAACAGCAAAAAAAATCCACTCGGCCTTTATGGTGGGCGACTTGCTGAAGCGTTGAATGAATTGTTTTCTGAAGTTAACAGAACCGCGGTTAGTCGTGAGGATGTACGGCGGTTTTTCAATATGTTCGAATGGTTCAGTAGTTTTGGTCCGACAGCAAACTTAGATGCAAAACTGTTAGGGAATGACTATCTCAGTTCGCAAAAAATAGGGGTTAAATATACAGACAAGTATATGAACACGAAATTTAACAATCTCTATGCTTATGATGTAAGCGAAGGGGCATTGTATGTTTTGTTTATGCTTGTTTTGCTCCTTCATCCTAAGTCGCCTAACATTTTTGCGATCGACAATATAGATAGCGCTTTAAATCCTGGGTTAATTGCCAGCATGATGGGGCAAATAATTCAAATTCTTGATAATCATGCAGAAAAGCAGCTGTTTATCACAACTCACCATCCAACGACACTCGATTGTATCGATATATTCAACCCAAAGCATAAGCTATTTGTGGTTGAACGATTACCTGATGGACAAACCGTCACCAAGCCCATTTTGCCACCAGATGGCATGACTAGAGAACAGTGGGATAGTGATTTCGGTGGTATGAGTCTATCTGATATTTGGCTCTCTGGTGCCTTGGGCGGAATCCCTACAAGGATATAATATGCTTGATAATCATGATGAGTATATTCTTGTCTGTGAGGGGCCGACAGATATCTATGTAATAAATGAAGTTGTAAAGAAAATGTCTACTCTCCTTAACAGAAATATCAAGCTTATAGAGGGAAGTCCAATCCAGAATGCATCTGGCATATATCCTCGGCACGGATGGAAGGGTGTTATGCGATGGTGCCATGAATATGGTGATAAGGCCCCACCAATCAATCCATCAATCAATAATGTCTTCGCCCAAAAGCTACAGGCGTTAGGTGGCCAGAAAAATAAAAAGAATTGGAGAGCCTTACTTGCGCTTAACCCAAATGCTAAAGGCATTATAATTCAGCTCGATACTGACATTGCTCATTTACTTGAAGTGAAAAATAGAACTCATAAGTTCGGAACTCCTGGTGGTAGAGTTCATTGCGTTCATGCAATTAAGCAGTGGCTCGGATTAGATGGTGACATCCCAAAGGAAGTATATTTGTTGCTGCCTTCATATGCGACTGAAACTTGGTTGTTAGCTTTGCATGATCAGAATGATGCTATTTTTAATTTTTTAATCAAGCCATTTAACTATGAGGACATTTGTGAGCCAGAGTTGTATTTGATTCAAAAAGGGTATGCAAGTGAGCATGATGCTGAAAAAAATAAATTAGTTTTGATTAAAAACAAAAAAAACTATATTAAATACGGAGTTAAAATAGCTGAGCGAATGGATGACGTTAGGGCGAAGTGTAAGGAGTTTGATGACTTTTGCGTATATCTTGCCTCGTGATGTCAGTATCTCATCACCTGTTTAGCAATAGGCTTGCATTGCAATGACCGTCCGCAAACTCGACGATGGCAAGCCCAAGCTCTGGCTGGTCGAAGTCTATCCCCAAGGTCGCGATGGCCCCCGCAAGCGCAAGCGTTTCGCCACCAAGGGCGAGGCGTTGGCGTGGGAAAAACACATGCTGGCCCAGCCTTGGCAACAGCTAGAGGCGGGGAATGTAGATGAGCGGCGGTTGAGTGACCTAGTGGCGCTCTGGTATGGCCGCCACGGCCAAACCCTGACAGATGGCGACCGGCGCCGCGATAAGCTGATCTGGTTGGCGGAGGCGCTGGGCAACCCCCTGGCCACCGAGTTCACCGCCCAGCAGTTTGCGGCTTACCGCGAGCGGAGACTGGCGGGTGAACTTTATGTGCCCGGTCAGCGTAAGCAGGTCTCCCCGACCACCATCAACCGCGAACTGCTCTACCTGCAGGCGGTATTCAATGAGCTCGGCCGCCTGGGTGAGTGGATCCACGGCAACCCGCTGGAGGTGCTGCGCCAGTACAAGGTGCAAGAATCCGAGCTGGCGTTCCTCAATCAGGATGAAATCGAGCAGCTGTTGGCAGCATGCGCGGGGCTGAACGACTTATGGCTGATCGTGATGCTGTGCCTTTCGACCGGTGCGCGTTGGTCCGAGGTTGAAAAGCTGACCCGTTCACAGGTCGGCATCGGCCGGTTGACTTTCACTCGAACCAAGGGCAAGAAGAACCGCACCGTGCCGGTGGCCGGCTGGTTGTTGGCCTTGCTGCCCAAGCGTACCGGCCGCCTGTTCGGTGACTGCTACGTCGAGTTCGAGAAGGCGCTGCGCCGTGCGGATATCACCCTGCCTGCTGGCCAGCGAACCCATGTGCTGCGCCACACCTTTGCCAGCCACTTCATGATGGGTGGTGGCAACATCCTGGTGCTGCAGCGCATCCTTGGCCATACCGATATCAAGATGACCATGCGCTATGCCCACTTTGCACCTGACCACCTAGAAGACGCGGTCAAACTCAATCCGATCACTGCGATGAAAAATGGCGGCAAAGTGGCGGCAGCGCTCACCAGCGACACCCAATCACCCCCATCCATCCCCAAGCGAACCCGCGAAAACACAGCAACCGATTGATTCACAATGGTTTGCGATGGTTTCAAAATCCGCCGTAGCAATACGTGTCGGTTCGAGTCCGACCCCGGGCACCATAAACTAATTCAATGACTTAAGGCCATCCAAGCGGGTGGCCTTAAGTTTTTCTGGCTTTCCAACATGGCGATGTGTCCACATCGTGTCCACCAAAGCTCATCTGAACGGTCTATTCTCCTGGCCA